TCGATGGATCAAAGTCTATTAAAAAAATTATCACAGCAAAATGAACCTTTCACGAAACTTTACCCTTCAAGAGTTAATTAAATCGGATACAGCGATCCGGTTAAACATTGATAACAATCCTAATGGGGACCAGATTGATAAGTTAAAACAACTTTGTGAAAATGTATTGCAACCGGTACGTGATCAATTCGGTAGAGTGAAAGTTACCTCAGGCTTCAGGTCTCCGGAATTATGTCGTGCAATCGGTAGCTCAGAAAATTCACAGCATGCAAAAGCCGAAGCTGCAGACTTCGAATGTATTGGAACTGACAATGCTGAACTGGCAGATTGGATACATAAAAACTTAGAGACAGATCAATTAATTTTAGAATTTTATACGCCAGGTGAACCTAACTCTGGATGGATACATGCAAGTTACATACCGTATCAGCCAAGAAGACAGTTCTTACATGCGTATAGAGAAGATAAGAAAGTTAAATATAAACCAATAATAGGAAAGGCAGTAGATCTAGTATGACCATTAAATTCAAAATGTTTAATAAAATAGATACCGTACATGGTGTTTGTGAAGAGTGCCAGGAAGATTCAATTTTAGTTGCAATTGTTTCAGATTTTTATAGATGTACTAATTGTGGACATGATACGAAACAACATATCAATGGTTCAATTAGATATTTAAAATTAGATGAGTCTGATAAAAAATGGATAAAAGATAACGTAAATAATGGCTAAGAAATTTAAAGATCATGTTGTAAGAGACAAGCCTAAGAAAAGAGGCAGCCGTCAACATAAAAAATCATTAAACAAGAATGAAAAGCGACAAAAGCGCACACGTCGTTATAAGGGCCAGGGTAAAGGTTGACAAATATCCTATAGTATCCTATTTATACATTAGAAAGAAATAAAGGAGAAAAAAATGAATAGACCAAAAAGAGACAAAGAACACATGGCAATACGTAGAAAAAATAACTTCGAAGATCGTTATGCTAAAGGCATACATTTTGATATTAGAAATAAAGGTACTTGTTATGTAACAATGCAAACACATGCAGGTCCATTAGAAGTTTATATAGATTCTATGGATGGATTGGATGATGCACCACACGTCAGTGCAAGAATACCTGGTAGAAAAGTTAAAGAAATATTTGTTAAATAATGTCTAGATACGTTGTACTTGAAAAAATAAGTAAAGAAGCTGATGAGTTAGCGAGGCAGTATAACAAGACTAAGGATCCAGGCCTCAGGGAAAAGTGGTTTAACTTGTTGAAGCAGATTCCTCGGGAGCCTTTGGATTATCCGTCTTCTCGCACATAAATTTAGGATAAAGTTCCATAGTATTTACAGTATCTATTTTAAATAACTTACCATCAAACAATATAGAGTAGGACTCACCGAGTCCTTTTTGTACACACTCTCCATGTGTATTATAAAATCTATCATACTCATGTTTTTCAAAAGGCACTTCGGCACAATTTTGTGAAACTACTGAACAAATATAAATTGTTAAAAAAAATTTCATTGACATCCTTTGATAATTATATAAAATCCTGTCTATATTAAAAATATAAATCTAAGAAAGGATATAGTAATGACCGATATAAGTAAATATAAATCTGTAGCTTTATCACATTCTAGTTGTGATAAACTTGATAAAGTTAGGAAAGTAATTGTTCCAAATATTATCATTTCTAGAGCTAAAGCTTTAGATATATTAATCAACGAGAAAGCAAGAAGGTTAAATGGAAAACTTAAAAACGTTTAGTCTTTTTGAAAAAAAAGATCCAGTAAGAAACCTATGGAGAAATGTTCTAATTGTTGCAATAGAGGACCTAGTAAAAAAAGCCACTGTTGCAGCTAAGTTTAGTCAATATTATTCACATACAAATAAATCTGCATTAGAATACTTTTTAATACCTAATAAGGATTTTAATCTTATTTGTGAATACTCTGGTTTTGATCCTGAAATGGTTAGAAATAAAATAATTAAAAAATTAAAAGAAATAAAATTAACGAAAGGTAAAAATGGAAAAAATTATTTGTCAAAGATGCCAGGGAAATGGGTACATAAAAGTAAAACATTCAGTAGACAATCCAGTAGACACAATTCAACAGTGTCCACTTTGTAATTCACAAGGAGAAATAATGAGTAAAAATATTTTTCAAGAAACTAGAAAAGCTTACAGAGAAAATACTGAAAGATTAATTTTAGAAACTAAACTAGTTAGAAAGTTAAATGGAGTCATTAAAAAATTAAATGATGAAGTGGATACTTTAAATAGAAAAAATGAAAATCTAAATGATGCACTTGGTATGTTAACTAAACAGAAAGAATATTTACAATCTAAGTTAAGAGAAAAGGGAGGAGTTGCAAATGAGAAGAGTGATGTTGGAAGCACTAGAGAAGAAATACGAGGCTGATATAGCACAAGCTGATGCAACTATACAGGTTTATTTAAATAATTCTGTTGGTATTGGTGAACACCCCCAACATTTAAATGAAATAGATAAGCAATTATCTAAAATAGTTGAAGCGGAAGAAAAACAAAACGCACTGCAAGCTTTTAAATTATAATGAGAAACCATTTATCTTTAAGAAGACAACTAAAAGAAAAAATATTATTAGTTAGAAATAATTTTTCAAGTTGGAGTGTTAGAGATATTGCTAAACAAGTAGGATGCTCTAAATCTACTGCTCATTATCATTTAAATAAAGAAAGTTTAGATAAAATAAAAGTAAAACTTTGTAGAAAAACTTTTAGAAAGTTGCATCGTTTTTGTTACAACACAAGTAAAATAAAAAAAGAAAGGAAAATAAATGAAGCAAGACTACTTAGAAAAGCATTTAGAAGTTATATTTATGGAAGAAATAGAAAACATAAATATCAGGAAGGTAAAATGGAACTAAAACACGCACCAAAAATATTTCAATTGTTAAACAAGATATGGCCTGGAATAAAAAAAGAGAGTGATTCTTTTCAAGCTGTTAATCAATGGACTGGTAAACCAGATTTTTATGACGATGGTACACCTATTATGACTCCATACGTTAGATGTAAATTAACTAATAAAGTAATAGATGTTAAAAGTGGAGATACACACGCAGACCATGTTGATGGAGATAGAACAAATAATTCTATAGAAAATTTTTCTGCAGTTATTGGATGGTCTAATCAGATGAAAGCGGAATCACCGGGTTATTATGAAATGGCTGATAGGATGATTACTATTTTAAATAATGTTAGAAAGCATAATAAAGATATTGATGAATTAATTAAAAATAAATTACATGAGGAGAGAAATAATGGCTGATCTATATAGAAAAATTTATGCGGAACGATATAAACAAATTACTTTACCTAATGAAGCTTCCGACAAATTAAAAACTTTATCTAAAAATTTTAATTATGGTAAAGAATTAAAAAGAGCTAAGACCATTGAAGCTATGGCCTGGCAATATAATATTATAAAAGAATCTAATAGAGCTATAGTTTACAGAGATGGTAGATTTGAAGTAATAGAAAGTGTTAATAATGACTAAATGGACTTTTAAAAAATTTGATTACCCTACTTCAACTAGAGCTATGGTAAATGGAGAAAGAGTATATTCAATTGGTGATGAAAAATTACCTTCGGTTACAACCATACTCCAAGCAACTCAATCGGAAGAGAAGAAGAGAGTGCTGGAAAATTGGAAGAATAAAGTAGGAGTTGAAGCTGCGGATAAAATTAGAGATGGTGCTGCGGAAAGAGGTTCAGTACTTCACCGTATAGTTGAAAATTATATAATGGATACTAAGCATTTAGACCTGACTGAACTAGGTGAGACTGCTCATAAAATGGCCGATATTCTAATAGAGAGCGCTTTACAGAGCCGTTTAACTGAAGTGTGGGGTGTAGAGCCATATTTAGCTTATAAAGGCTTATGGGCCGGTCAAACGGATCTTATAGGTATTCATGATGGAAAGCTTACTGTGTGTGATCATAAAAATTCAAATAAACCTAAAAGAAAAGACTGGTTGCATGATTCTTATAGAATACAACTTGCAGCATATGCTATGGCTTTTGAAGATATGTTTGGTGAGCCTATTAATAGAGGTATTAATTTCATTATTACAAAAGATATGTATTACCAGGAATTTTCTTGGGAAGGTGAGGAGTTTAGACAGGCTAAATATGATTGGTTAAGACATGTTGACCAATATTATGAGAAAATGGCTAAAACAAGGCATAAATAAGGCATCCATTATGGTGAAGGTATATGCGGGTATATGCGTTCAAATGATACTAAATGCAGGTAAATGCGGTTAGATGCATCTAAGTGCGGGTATATGCGGTCATATGAAGGTATAAAAATCCCTAGAGGTCCTGAGGGGTCCTACAAGGTTCAGGCATCAGGGTTCAGGGGTCATGTTCCCATAATAGATATTTTTACTGATTTGTTTTTTTATTTTTTAAAAAAAAAAAAATGCTGGAACATTGGAACATTGCAATTGAGTAGTCTAAAAGTGTTGGTAATAGCGAATAGTAGACGATTTTTATGTTCTAGAGGGGTTGGAACATGAAGAACATCAATGATATCAATGGTTTAGGAGTTGTTGTAGTTAAAAAAGATAGTATTATCAATACTTTTATAATCCCTACGCGAAGGAACAAAATTGATTTAATTCAATGAAATGTAAATCAGTAAAAAATATGCTATAGGAAAATATGAACCACAAAAAATCCAAGTACAGAAATGTTGTTATTAATAAAAAGCGGTATTACTTCTATAAAATTACCTGGCTGGATATTTTAGGAGATAGTGGTCATGCTGATAACAATGAATTTATGGATATGAAACCTGCCTTAATGATAACAAGCGCATATGTTTTTTATAATGATTCCAAGGTACTCAGAACATTTGCTAGCTATGATGCTAATTCAGAATGTTTTAGTGATCGTAATGTATTTCCAAAAGGCTGTGTTAAAAAAATGGAGAAGATATTAATTTGACTCTTGTGGCTTCTTTGGTGATTCTTTCACTTTTTCTTTTAATTCTTCAAATTCAACTCCCTCTAGAATCGGAGAATAGTCGTCAATTATTTGTTTCATCCGTGATTCTAATTCTTCTGTCGATAAGTCTTCTAATTTACCAGTACGGATAATCTTCTGTTCAATATATAAACCTGCAGCTTTACCTCTAGCTACTTCAGCATTAACTGCAGCTGACCAAGCTTTTTTATCTCTAGCCTCATTTCTTAGTTTTGCTAATTCTGCGATGTGATTTCCAAACGTAACTTCAAATTGTTTTTGCCATTCTTCACGTAGTTCACCAATATACTGAACCACTAGTGGAAATAATTTTGGATTTTGTAATTTACTAGCTGCTTGACGTGCTGAATCTTTTGCATAACCTGCTTCAATAGCACAAGCTGTAGCTGTCTTTCTACCTTGTTCAGATATTAAAAGATTTGCAAATTTAATTTGTTGCTCAGTTAGCTTTTTAGGTAGTCCCATTTTCCTCCTCTAAAATTTTATTTTCTTCTTCATAACCCTCCATGAGTTCCTCATGTAAAGTCTTTTCTTTTTTTACACCGAATATTCTATCAAAGTTTTCTTTGTATAAATCATTGGTAGGTCTTGATCTTCCATCCCATTTTTCTTTTTTTATAGTCATTATGTCGCAATCTCCTCTCTTGATTTTTAACACAACAATGATAATATATCAATAGTTGTTAGGTTAAATAAATAACTATGTATTTTGGTTCACCTAACTTCTTTGTTTGTTTGTTTTTACATGGGGCGTTGGCTTACGAATTCCTGGGAGATAACCATTGGAATAGATACTGAGCGCTCCGTGTTTTAAAGTTAGAAATTATGTTAAGTGGAAAAGCATTAAGACAGATTTTAGATAAGATGTTAAAATCACCTGTAGCTCAAGAAGCTAGGGTTCAAGTTCGTCTTCCTGATGGACAACATTTTGATATTACTTCTTTACAATTGATGGAAAATAAATTATTGGGAGCTAAAGAAACTCACCGACTTGTTATGACTATCAAGCCAGAAACATGGAAAATGGGCGACGTTATCAAAAAAATATAACGCACCTGTTAACTTAAAAAATCAGTGAAACCAGAGACTAAATTTTATGGAAATGTTAAAAAAAATATTGCTCAAATATCCTGGATTAGGATTGAAAACCTTGCTGTTCCTGGTACTCCCGATCTATTGGGTTGCAATAATAATGGCGTCTTTTTCACTGTTGAATTAAAATATACAAAAACAAACAATATAAAATTTTCTCCACATCAAATAGCCTTCCATGTAAAGCATCCTAAAAATACTTTTATCTTAGTTTTGGATGCCTCTTGCATGATCCCAAAACTTTATGAGGGTAAAAGAATCCGGGACCTGGTTGCTTGTGGCTTGAAGCTTGAACCCTGCGCCAAGGGTTATGATGCTTGTGGCTTGACGCTTGAGTCTTTGTAATCCGATGAATTATACCGTGCGACATTTTGTCGCAGCTTGTGTCTTGGAGCTTGAGCCCTGTACCCATTCTGATAGGCCCAGGCCTCATGGATCTTAATCGCTTTTTTGCTTAGACGCTTGTCGCTTGCTTGTTGCTTGTGTCTCATCGCTTGTGCCTTCCTGCTTGTCGCTTGCTTGTTGCTTGAGCTTTTGCTCTTTTTGATATTTTTTCGCGAGCTGGCGCATCTCTTCATAATATTTAGGATGTTTGAATACGAACATTTTTTTTAATATCCTCCTCGGCTTCTTTACGATTTACAAAGAATTTTTTTGTGAACAACTCATTATTTACACCTTGAATAAATTTACTTAATTTAATTTTTTTAATTCTTTTTGAGCCGTTGTTTACTCGGTAAATATATAAATTAACTTTGTCGGTCATTTAGTGCTTGCCATATGTTATGTTTTTAATTTCTTTATTCCAGCAAGCCCGGCAATCTTTACAAGCGCCACCCTGATCAGGAGCCGGGCAGGTTCTTTTGCCCTCTTCTGTTGTTACTGTCGAGCTATGCTCCCAAGCATTGCCAGGGTTGCCGTTAACTTTTGATGCTGATAATCTTATTATTAAATTTTCAGGGACCTCTTCAGGTGCTGGCAGGTATTGCCGCTCTTGAGTTGGCAGCCAGTGTTTTGTATTTGGTGTAAGTTTACAAACTTCAATAATTTTTTGCATGTGCTCAATTGATTGAAGATCTCCGGCGTCATGCCATCTAAACCATTTTTGGCCCCTGATTTTTGTTGCCATCGCTTCAACCCATAGCGGATGGGTGATCGCGTCCAGTCTTCTATATTGAGCCGCTTTGATTGCGGGGTAACGTGTGTAATTTCCTTTTAATGCATAACAGCCATAACATGGTGAAGTTTTAACTAGTCTAAGCTTCGAGCCAGTTTGACAAGCCCACGCCGGCAGGCTGTAACTCAGGCCCGGCATCTTTGAAGTTCTAGTGAATGAGTCTGTTATTTTTAATGCTTCTTTTACTTTCATGATTACCTCTTTCTGTTGAATCTATTTTTAACACGTAATCCAGGTTTAAAACATTGTACACTTTGACGCATCCGGAAGCCGGACGCATGAGGCTTTGTCAATTGGACAAATTGCCCTGCGGCAATTTGTCGCAGCTTGTTACTCGGTGCTTGTGCTTTTTCTTTCATAATAATTTTTACTTTATAATCATTCTAAACTGATCCCAGGTCCAGCTATGTTTACGGGAGCAGCTCCCAACATTACACTAGACCAGGGATCAGCACTTCTAATGAAGTACTGTCCCATGATAATAAAAAAATTTGTACCGATCAAAGCTAAAAAGCGTACGATACAGATCCTTGATCAATGTTTCCACTGATCCCTGATCCAACAGACCCCCTAAAATTATCGGGATCACCAATGATACGATCCATTGGATCAGGGATCAGGACCAGTCAAGGTTTCGCGCGCGATCCTCTCTCCATGGACGGAGGCGCCAGCTTTTTCTTAACTGATCTAATCCTACCTGCTTTTGCCGGTGCAGGTCCCGTGCCTGGCTGAGTTTTTAATTCCGCTCCAGGCTAGGGGAATTTTCAAATTTTACTTTTATTTCTTCTTTTATCTCACTTAATTTTTGAGATAATTTAAACATGATCCCCATGTTTAATCCTTCTAATTTAGCAACTTGAATTCTAATAGCTCCATCACCTATGGTGATAAATTCAATATTTTCAAAATTATTCTTTTTCATTTTTATTCCTTTATGTTTTTTAATATATTAATCCTATCATAGGATAATCCTAATATCAATAATTATTTTCGGACAGATTGACGCACCCTGAAGCCGGGATCTGGTGTCAAGAACCAAAGTGTCACTGCGACAATATGTCGCAGGCAGATGCGACACTATGTCATCTTCAACAACACATGTGTTTTTGATAGTATTAAGAAAACAACAAAGGAGTAAAAATGGCAAAAGCAATAATGCAAAAGTGGCAGCGAGATTGGTTTAAAAAAGAATTAGACCGTCAGTATGATCCACTAATTGACGCCGCCGAATTAAAATTAAAATCGATCGAGGCGGATGCAGTTGAGATAGCAGAAAAAAATCTAGCAGATGAGATTGGAGCAACACCAATAATTGAAGAGCTGCAACAAGCTATCGAAAATGTAAAAAGTAAAATGAGTAAAGCTGCAAGGTTCTTTAGAACATCCAAGGTAGCCAAAAAATCTAGTGTCAATTATAAGTTTGAAGAAAAAAATTTTGATATTAGCGGGTATCATTCAAATAAAATAACCCCCGAGGATTGTTGGGAGCAGGTTCGAGATTGGGCCACCGAAGCAGCAAGGGCCCAGATTGCAAAAACACCCGAGGGTGCATTGCTTGAAACAATAAGAGCAAACAAACGAGCTTCTGAAAAAGCAATTATGGAAGCAGGAAGCCCAGACAATCTAGTCGCAAAACTAGATCAAAACTTGTCTAAGAATGGTTTGAGCTGGCACCAGGAAGTTAAGGCGCTGCCTAGTTCAACAATGAATTAGACTGCGACAATATGTACACTGGCGCAACTTGCGCCAGTGTGTTAAGATACTATTATTAACAAGGAGAAAGAAACATGAATGATATAACAAGCCAATGCAGTGAGTGCGGTGAAGATACTAAGTATGATGAATGGCATGACTATGAAAATAAAAGGTGCATTAATTGTGGGAGTGATGAAAACCCTGACACAATAGATTAGAATTCCTTCTGTTAATAAACAGCCTGCGACAAAATGTCGCAGGCGCCTGCGGCGCCGGAACCGTACCGTCGGCCTGCGGCCTCCGGGCTACTCGCTCGCTTCGCTCGCTCGATAGTGGTACCAGATCAATTTGAAAATTTGAACTTTTTATATTTTTAAGATATACACATACTAAAAAAGGGATCCTAATACTTACGTATTATACAAGAGTTTGGATTTACTTAGCCGTAAATTACTTTTTGGTTCCCAAAACACATATGAAAAAATTTTTTGGAAAATTTTTTGGAATGCACTTTTATGGATATAGATAAGTTAAAAAAGTTTGAGAAATTACCACCTGATGTAAAAAGACAATTAGCTTTATACATGGCTAAATGGAAAGATAAGAAAAAACAAGCTAGTATTAAAAATGACTTTATGTCTTTTGTTAAACATGTATGGCCAGATTTTGTAGAAGGTAAACATCATAAACAAGTTGCTGATAAATTTAATCAAATAGCTCAAGGTAAAACAAAACGTGTTATAATTAATATGGCACCTAGACATACTAAATCTGAATTTGCATCTTACTTATTACCTGCGTGGATGGTAGGTCGTAATCCTAAATTAAAAATTATTCAATCAACTAACACAACTGAATTATCTGTAAGGTTCGGACGTAAAGCAAAAGCTTTGATGGATACACCTGAGTACAAAGAAGTGTTTGAAACAAGATTAAAAGAAGATAGTCAGGCTGCTGGTAAATGGGAAACACAACAAGGTGGTGAATATTATGCTGCTGGTGTTGGTTCTGCTATTACTGGTCGTGGTGCTGATCTTCTAATTATTGATGACCCACACACTGAACAAGATGCAATGAATGCACAAGCTTTGGAGAGAACTTACGAATGGTATACATCTGGTCCACGTCAACGTCTTCAACCTGGTGGAACAATTATTATTGTAATGACAAGATGGAATGAAAAAGATTTAACAGGAAGATTAATTAAAGCGCAAAAAGAAGCTAAGGCAGATCAATGGGAATTAATTGAGTTTCCCGCTATCATGCCTAATGATAAACCCCTGTGGCCGGAATATTGGAACATAAAAGATTTAGAAGCAGTTAAAGCTTCAATTCCATTATCAAAATGGAATGCACAATACATGCAGAATCCAACTGGAGATGAAGGTGCATTAATTAAACGTGAATGGTGGCAAAATTGGGAGAAAGAATTACCGCCTCTAGAACATGTTATACAATCTTATGATACTGCTTTTATGAAAAAACAAACAGCCGACTATAGTGCTATTACCACTAGGGGAGTTTTTCACCCATCAGAAGATAGTGGTCCCTGTCTCCTGTTGCTGGATGCATTGAAGGGAAGATACGAGTTTCCAGAACTAAGGCGTATTGCATTAGATCAGTACGGCTACTGGAATCCGGAAACAGTGATTATAGAAAGCAAAGCCTCAGGGCTCCCACTTACTTATGAATTAAGAAAAGCAGGAATTCCTGTCATCAATTTTACACCATCGAGAGGTAATGATAAACACACAAGGGTTAACTCAGTGTCACCTTTATTTGAATCAGGTAAAATATACGCACCTGTTGATATGGAATTTGCTCAAGAAGTAATAGAAGAATGCGCTGCATTTCCATATGGAGACCACGATGATTTAGTGGATTCTATGACCCAGGCGGTAATGAGATTTAGACAAGGTGGATTAATTGAACATCCTGAAGATTATGAAGATGAACCTTTACAGCAAACACAAAAAGTGTATTATTAGAAATTATGGCAATAAACGACGAAGAGTTAAAACAAAGATTAAAAGAACAGATGAACGCTGTTGAGTTAGGCGAGGATCTTATTTTAGATGATGGTGAAGACTATGAAGATCAAGGTGGTCTTAGATCTTTAATGAGAGACTATATGATTGCAAGTGAAACTCCTGAAGAAGAGTTTGATTTAGAATTAGGTTCAGTTATCAAAGCTTATGAAATAGAAAAATCAAAAGGCTATGAAGGAACTTTAAGTGATTACATGAGAGAATACTTTTCAAAAATTAAAAGAGCTCCAGCTCCATCTATTAAAATGGCGTCTGAAACTCCAGAAGAAGAGTTTGAGATGATGAAGAAAATAGAATTAATGCAAGAAGCTGCTGAGGCTGCTGAAGATAGAGAGCAAGCAATGGGTGGTGGTTACATGAGAAGTAACTACAAAGACGGAACTAAAAAGAAAAATATAAAAGATTTAAATGTTTATGATGTAGTTGATGAAGATGCTGAAGATGAATACTACAGAATCAAAGAAGAACAAATGCTTAGAAAATATTATCCAGAAGATTATCCACCCTCTCAAAGAACAATGGGTATGGAAGATCTTAGAAAAATGATTGATAAAGCAAAAAAAGAAAAAGCAAAACGAGCTAAAGGCGGTATTGCAGGTATACTGTAATGGCTGAGATTCCAAAGAAAAAACCTAAAAAGTATAAACCAATGTTAGACATGCTTAATACAGAAGCAGCGGTTAATACTTTGGCTCCAAAATTTTATACTGAAATGGTTGGTATGTTTTCAAGAAAAGCATATGAGAATGGCGAGCTAGATGTAGATGAGTATTTAGAAATTGTTAAACCATTGTTTGGTGAAAAAGGAGAAATGATAACTAGAAAAATAGAAGAGTATGAAGATGAATTGAATAAATATGCAGCTGGCGGCAGAGTAAATTATAACTCAGGCTCCCAGGATCCTGAAATAGCAAGACTTAAAGAAAAAATTATAGAGATAATGGACTATGAAAAAAAAGATTTTGGAGAAGCATATGAACAAGCTAAAAAAGAACTAAGTAGAGAAAATAAAGCTTCTGGTTCAGGGGACTATGCGAGTAAATATTTAAAATACAAAGATAAATCTACCAAAGATAGATTTAATCGAATAGTAAATGATTTAAGAACAGACCTATCTCTAGACTCAGCTATTAGTGAAGCTTTAAGACAAATTAGAGAAGGGTCTAATAATGACTAAAAGGTTAACCACCACTATTCCTCCCAAATCAGGGCCCACGCCTCAGGGGTTGAATATTAACTATAATACTGTTAAAACAGTCAAACAATCTGGAGAAAAAATAAATGGCGGATATAGACAAAGCACTTCCAAACGAAGTCAGAAAAGAATTCGAACTTCCTAGTGAAGAAGAAGT